TGGCACGGTTTTTGTTGTGCTACACCTACCGTCACATTTACGTTTATTTAACACATTTAACTAACTTTAACACTGTTAAACTTTCATAAAAATGATGTCACAAATTGTTTCACGTGAAACAGTGGCAGATGAGTGTTTCATCTGGAACATAAGAGGGTATGCTACAAATTGTTTCACGTGGAACGAACAAGTGTTAACAAGTATTAATTTTACTCTTTAATGCTTTTTAACAAAAATAATTTGGTAGTTTCGATAAAAAGTCGTACCTTTGCATCAGAAAATTTAAGTTAAACGATTTAAAATATAAGGTTATGGCAAAGTACAAAATTTCGTTAGAAAGTGAAATCCGTTTATCTGTAAAAGGCATAACGGTTAAAACAGAGTCTGCAACATCTACAGAACTTGTTGAGGGGGATATGAAAGACGTGGCAAAGGTTATGTTTAATCACGAGGTTAATTGTATGAAATTAAACAACATCAAGAAATTAACCGATAACGTGTACACTATTTGTTCATCCAAAGACAGTTTAAACCACATTTTAGAAATGGGTTATTGTGTTACACAAGTTTGCAACAAGTTGGGTGAAGACGTTTGCAGCATTCTAACTTTAACACAAGTTAGCGAGAGAATTGGTTAAATGTTTAACAGCCTGTAAGGTTCACCCCTTACAGGCTTAAAATAATTGATATATGGAACATTCATATTTTAGAATCACATTGAAACAAGCCGACAAAGTTACGATTTTTATGGTTCGTTCTGACAAAGTAAGCGAGTTCTTTAATAATAAGATTGATTACTTACAGGGCGATTGTTCAATAACTGTAAAGGGGCGTTTTCAAACGCACAAAGATTCTCGAAAGTGGTTTATGGTTACACCAACAGAAAATAAATAAGTGATATGAAAAGAATTAAGTATTTTAAATTGTCTGAGTTCATCAACTCAGCAACCGCAAAACGTTTGGGTATTGATAATATGCCGTCGTTTGAAATCGTTGACAACTTGAATCGTTTAGCTGATTACTTAGACGGAATCCGTGCAAAGTTAGGCAAACCGATTCTTATTAGTAGTGGTTATCGTTGCTCGATGTTAAATAAAGCCGTTGGGGGAGTTGTTAACAGTCAACACCAAAAGGGTTTGGCTGCTGATTTGGTTTGTGCTGATATGGAATCTTTGGAAAAGGTTCTGAGAGAAACAGGCGGCTTTGACCAACTTATTAAAGAACATCGTAAGGGGTCTAAAAGTTTTTGGTTTCACGTTTCAGTTTGCAACCGTAACGGTAAACCCCGTAACCAAATTATTATGAATTTGGAAAAGAAATAGTTGTGGATAAAGCAATAGAAATTTTGTTGAAGTCAATTAAAGTTTCAACAGAAAATTTGCAGTATATAGCAGAAAATACAACAGGTACAAACGGTATGTTATTAAATTCTGTTATTGATACACTAAAGGCGCAAACCTTAGTAATAAAAACTATTTCGTGCAAACTTGATGAAGAAACGGCAAAGAAAAACCGTGCTTTGGATTTTATTTGTAGCAAAAATCTAGCCTACGAATTTACTAATAAAAAATAATAAAACAGGCGGTAACAACTTTACCACCTGTTTTCTTTTATAAATAAACGCCTGTTTCAAGTTGTGAAACAATTTCGTTATATTCATCTATCAACAAGTTTGCAGCGTTCAAATTCACGTTTTCAAACTGTGCAAACCCTGTAACGTCTTTAACTGTCACGTTTTCCTGTGTATTGTTAACAGGAACGTTTACGGTTAAATTTTCAGTAATCAACACATAAGGTTCTAAACCGTACAAAATTTGTTCGTTCCATTGTTCACCACCAACAACGTTTAAATCTGTCCCCAAACGGTAAATAACATCACGAGACAAAGAAAAACTTTCGATTTGGAACGTTACACCATCGCACGACAACAACGCCACGGCATCACCTGTAATTATGTTAACTTTGATAGATAAATTAACCGTTTTACCGATGTAATTACTATCAATAGAAACAACGCCACGGCACGGGATAAACATTTGAATCTGTGCGTTATAGTCTTCATTATTACCGTTTGCCCCTGTTAGTTCAACGTTGCCGAAATCTAGTAACATAACATCACTATCTGGATATTTAACCTTTATCCCTGTGTTGTAGTTACCGCATTTCAAAACATCATCACCACCAACGGGAACTGCTGCAAATATTCTTTTGATACGGTTTACATAAGCACCCAAATTAACCTCAGAATAAGTTGTACCTGTGTCATTTTCGCCCGTTGGCTTAAAGAAACGTTTCTTTGAAAATTCGTCCAAATTTTCCAACGTAACAATATAAACATTTATTGCACCGTAATTTTTAATCGTTGGCGGTTGCACTACATCGGCATTTGCATAAACCGTTAAATCTGTTGCACCCGATGCTAAATTAAATGCTATTGTGCCCGTTTGCTTATCTTCTGAAATTGTGCCTTTACTTACAACTGTATCGCCCGAATCATTGGTGAAATTTGCCTGTATCTCTGTAAACTCGCTATTCGGGTTTGCTTTGAAATTAAACGTGTAACTTTGCCCCGTCTTTACCTTTACAGGTTTTTTACCAACAATTTCGCAATTTGTTAAACTGTAATCAACTTCAATAAAATCACCTAACAAATATTCACCGTTTATAATAACCGATTCTGTTGTGATAGGCACAATAATTGTTGCAGTTTGGTTTGTTACGGTCATTTTGTAATTCTCACCACCGTATGTTATTGTAGGCGTGCCGTTAAACATTCCCTGTGCCGTTCCTGTAACGGTTACGGTGTATTTTGTTTCGCTTGCCACCGCTTTTGCAGTTGTGTTTGTGATATTGTTAGTTATTTGCAGTTCCTTTACACCCGATATAAATTTGCCTGTTATAGAAATTTCGTCACCACTAGAGCAATAAACCGTAAGCGTGCCAACGTTACCCGAAACGTTAAACGGTGTATCTGCGACCCAATCACCATCCCAATTTTGATAACTAGCCTTTAAATCGGTAAACGTACCGTCACCGTTGCCCGTTACTGTTATATCGAAATGGTGTGCGTCCGTTCCCTGTTTGTCGGTTATTGTCACATCGCCCGTTAAATCTGCTGTGTCGTAAGTTAACAAATTCCCTGTTGGTTCGGGAGGTGTTGGCGGTGTTGGCGGTGTTGGCGGTGTTGTTGATTTTTCAAACTTGCCTGTAATTTCTACGGTATCACCGTAATGCACGGGAACTTCCAAAGTTCCTACGTTACCTTTAACATCAAATGGAATATCACTTTGTGGAAACCCTGTAAATGATGTATAGTTAGCTGCTAAATCTGTAAATGTACCGTCACCGTTACCCGTTACCGTTATAATGAAATGGTCGTTATCTCCTTCTCTTTTTCTAGAATCTGTTACGGTAACATCACCCGTAAAACCCGATAAATCATAATTTAAATATTTTGCCATAATTAAACGTTACCTTTAATAGTTACCATAATAATACTACCTGTTTCATTCAACAACCCTTTATTCGGGAAATCTAGTTTTCTGATATTAGGGCGAACGTCCACCACGTTTGTACGGTTTGAAAGATATTTGTTACCGTTTTCACTTTTTGTTAACGTTGCAGTACTGTTTAAGATAATATCCTTATAAGTAAACAGAACGTCAACACGCAAACGAACTGTGCAAATATCACCGTCTTGTTGTTTCTCAGAAACGAAATAATAACGGTTCAAACTTTCGATGTAAACGTAATTGAAAGTTACAGGCGTGCGAGTTCTGAAACGTACTACAGGCGTTAAAACGTTAAACGTTGCATTCAATACGCCCGTGTACTCTTCGTTTGCCTGTAAAGTCTTGTTTACTTCGTTTGGTTTGCCGTTGTAAACGAAAGTTTTAATTTTAATCATACCGCAAAAAGTTAAAAAGGGTGTGCCCCTGTGCTATCAACTACAGGAAACACACCCCAACAGTTAAACAACCAAATTAGGCGACAAAGAACACAACAAAGTTTTCGTTTGTGTCGTTGAAGTAACCCGCATCGAATTTGAAGTAATTGTTGAAAAATTCGGCTTTGGCGTTGTAGTTGGTCGTTACTCGCTTATCCAAATTGGTAACGCCCAAAGCGTCACGGTCAAACATCACACCCAATACGCCACTGATGGAAACGGTTGCACCGCTAGCAGATTTCACATCAATCTTTGAAACGTTGGCAAAAGCGTAATCTTTTCCCGTTGCTTGCCAACTTGCCACGGTTTCCGCCTGTGGTAACAAAACGTTCTCATTATGGAACGTGTCGGCATACAGATAAGTCTTTGCTGCTGCTGCAAAATCTGACAACAGAACGGTATGCAAAACGTCTTTCGGTGTGAAACGTTCCTTACCGCCAACGTTAAACAGGGTTGAAATTGTCTGCAATCTGTCTGAATACAAACCCATCATATATGCGGCAAAACGGATAAAGTCGGGGGTTGTTACTGCTACGTTTGCAGCCAAAGACGCACCCGTCTTTTCGTTGTAAAGTTTCAACAGGTTTACACAACGAACTGTTGACGCACTCGCATAGTCAACAGTTTCACGTGTTGACGCTACGAAACCGAAAGCGGTTTTGTCTGCGTCCAAAGTTTCCGCAATCATATTGTTAATAGTACGCATAACAAGCGCATCGGTCTTGATAGTCATTGACTTTTCAACGGCTGAATAAATCATTGACAAGAAACCGTTCAATTGTTCTGCGCTGCTGAAAGATTCCTTTACCTGTCTTTCTGTGATAGATACAGGAACTTCAAAAGTTACCTTAGAGTTGAAGAACTTAGCAGAAACCGTTGGTTTGTGGAAAACGTCCTGTTTGTACTCTTTGCCGTCCTTAAGATTCCACGTGTCGTTCTCTTCAGCCTGTGGGACATCTGCGCTGATTTTCTCTAATACGCTACCAAATTCCCATGCATCCATAAGAACGGAAGGAACTTTACCACTGTAAGGACGGTTTACGAAAACCACTTTGCCGATATGGTTTACAAGTGATTTAACGTAATTGTCAACGGCATTTTGATTAAAAATCTCATTTCCCAAATCAACAATACCTGTCAAATCTTCGTTGACAATATCGGTTTTGCCCAATACTTCACCCGATACGGTGTTAACTAAACTATAAATCTGTTTTACTTCCATTTTTATAAAAATTAAGTATTAATAAATATCTATTGTTAACTCTTCTGCAAGTTCTGTGATAACTAGCGTTTTGAAATTAGTTTTGCGCAAACTCATTTCTTTTTGAATAATTTCGCTAGTAGGAACGCTAGACGAAACACCGCTCTTACTACTTGTCTTCGTGCGTGTCTCTTGTCTGTTCCCTGTGGAATCTCTTTGCTGCTTTGTGTCATTGCCAAATTCTCCATCATTAAAAGTTACACTTGAATCGATAGTGTTATTATTTCCTGTTTCGTCAACGGTGTTACTTTCGGTAACGGTTTCCTTTGATGTCAAAGGGTTTAACACATCATATTCATTATTAAACACTTGAATCTGTTTTTGCCATTCATCAAACTTCACTGTGATAATGCTTTTAACAATATCAGTTGCAGTTTCGTTTGTGACTGCATCAACTAGAATTCTGTTTCCATATTTGAAACGTAAATCAATATCAATAACTTTAGGGTCATCGTCCCCAAAAATTGATTTGTACAAAACAGGAAACAGGGGTGCAAAGATTTTTTCAAACAAACCATTTTCACCCGTGAAAAGTTCGTTAATTTTCATCTTCTTTCTCTTCTTTTTCTTCTGTTTCTTCTGTTTCTTCATTTTCTTCTGTTTCTGTTTCCGTTTCTTCTGTTTCTTGTGTTTCTTCTGTTTCTGTTTCCGTTTCTTCTGTTTCTTGTGTTTCTTCTGTTTCACCCGTTTCGTTTTCGTTTACTGGGTCGGTGTCTTCCGTGTCTGAATGGTCGTGCCCGTCTTCCGTTGCCTGCAATAACGACAAGTAATTTTCGTGCTCAATTTTCCAACTTGAGCCGAGTGTTACGGTTATTTCCGTACCGAACATTTCGTTAACACGTTTCACACCCTCAACACGTTCTGTTAACATTGAATCAACGAACGGCATTAAAGCGTCTATATTCATTGAAACTTCTTGAGTGTTCAATCGTTCACGTTTCATATTATAGTTTGCATTCAAACCTAAATCGTTGAACATTGAAGCCTTATAGTACTGCAAAAGTTCAATTAATTGCCCGATTTGTTGGTTTCCCTGTGTCGGTGGAGTTTGTAAGTTAACACCTTTGAAAAAGGCATTTTCCCCGATTACTGAGAAATCACCGTTTAAAATCTTCTGTAAGAAAGATTCTGCGCTTTGTTTGGTCTTATCGTCACTAGCAGAAATTAACATAGTGATACGTGTTAAAATGCTAGCCAAATTAAGCGTTATTGTTGCATCGGTGTAAAGTACGCCATATTTGCCGATTATTGGCAAAAGTGAATCTGCAAACGGTGTATTGTTGATAACGACAATATCGGAATCAATTTTAAACGTTTTGTTCAAATTTAACCACGGGTTTGCAACCACGTAATCTTTGCCGTGATAATAGGCATCACATTCACCGCCCCGTGTACCCTGTAAAGCATACAGTTCCCCGTTAACTTCTGCGATACCAACGTTACCCGATGTTTGCAGAATTTTTTCAAGTTCTACAGGGGGCATTGTTTCGGGTGTGCCCGTGTACTCAAACATCTTTGAAGTCATACAAAGAACACGTTGCATAAATGTGAATAATGCAGAATCTTTGTTTTTAACTTCTGTTTGATACCTGTTATATAAGTTTTCTTTCTCCATTATTTAACAAGCGTTTTAATTAAGGTACAAAGTTCTGTCAACACTTTAGTGTTGCTTTGTACGGTTTCATTTAACTTGTCGGTTTCGTTTTGGTGGCGTTCGTTCTGTTTCTCCATGTAGAAGAAAAGGGCGACACAAACCGCAACAGGAAAACCAACGTTACTAATTAATGATATAATTGCGTTTACGTCCATATAGCAAATTTTAACTTTGTTATTTGATGTTGCAAAGATAGGAAAATTATTTGGTGTCACCAAATAAAACGGGGAAAAAGTGTTTCACGTGAAACATTTTTAACCCCCGTTAACAGATATTAAGTAATAATGTTACTTCTTGCACTTGTCATCAAATAGTTGCGCACTATTTCGCCAATTTCGTTATTTTGATAAAATACCTTATCGGTTGCAAAATATCTAGTTATCTGTGATTCTAGATAGGTTGCAGTACTCAACAACTTTCGTTTGTAGTTTGGTTTGCCGTTCATTTGCAAAGAATATATCAAACTGTTGTCCGTGTCCTTTATCGGGGTTGTTTTGTTGTGGATATAAATAAAGTTATTCACCCCGTTTTCTTTGTCCTCAATCTGTATTACGTTGCCCTGTAAGGTCATTTCGTTAAACTGAATATAGAATACAAATAACACGTCATTCGGTTTGTATTTTACAGGTAGGTGTGGATATGCTGCGAGTTCCCATTTACCGCCCGTAATCATTTGCAAATTTTCGTTATCGAAACAGAAATATTTGTTGCTCGCTTTGTGTTTAACAATCGTGCTACAATATTCTACTGCAACCGTTGCCCCGTGTTCACCGAAACGGTAAATATCAATAGTTCCCTGTTCCATCACTCGCACCTGTTTCAATCCCATTTCTGAGAAATACGGGCAAAACTGATTCACCGTGTTACCTAACATAAAAACTTTAACATCGTTTCTCTGTCTGATAATTGTACTTAACAGGTTCATATATAACATAAATTCATCGGGTAAATAGTAACGTCTTGTTAAGAACTCATCGAAAACTATTGTAGTTATGTTTGGGTAACTGCTGGATTTTTCGTGTTCCTGTTCTGAAAGACAAAACCCGAAACAGAACGGTGTGTTATCGGGTACACGCTTTTTGGTTTCGGGGTCATAAGACGAAAGAAACCATTTACCCGAAATGTAAAACACTTCGTTAAACTTACCGCCTGTTAGTTCCTGTATCACACCATTTGCAACGTGATTACTGAATAAACTTTCGGCACGTTTGCCCCTTAAATCTTCACGCCATCTACGAATATATGCCATTTGTTTACCTGTGCGCAAATATTCTTTGATTCCATACAATAACGTTGCATAGGTCTTACCGTTGGAACGTTCACCGAAAATTACATTGTAATCGGCATTCTTTGATAAAATGCGATTCAACGTGTAAAATTTCGGTGTTTCTACCTTTTCTTTCTTCTGTCTCATATTATTCTTTCTTTAATCTGATTCCCATTAAATAATTTATATAAAGAACTGAAAGACTTAAAGTGTACCCTGTCGGTTCTAAGTGTACACCCGTTGTCGTGTCGTAACTTGAAACGTTGCCCTTATAGTCTTTTATCGTTCCCGTTTGTTCGTAATCAATATATGTATGAATATTCTTACCTGTTGCACTCGGTGGAATATCTAGATAATTTGTGAACGCATCAAACATTCCACTTTCGCCAAAGGTTTCTAGCATATAAGGGATAGCGGATTTCTTGTTAACACCCGAAACTGTCATTGAATAATTGTAATCTTTGCCGTTTACTGTTATGGCGTTTTCTTCTTCCACCATATAACGTTTTGCACCTAAAGTTTTGAAACGGGTGTAACGTCCCTCATAATCCCAAACACCCAAAGGTTTTGCGATTCCCTTTATCGTGACGGGTTCAACCTTTTCAAAGGGTATTTTGTGAAACTTACAGGCTGCACGTAATTTTTGTTGTGCTAAATCGTTGTAGGCTTTGAAATAGTCTTTGTGTGCATCACCATTCATAATTTTAACGGAATCCGTGTCACTATATATGTAATCGTCACCACATTCAGAAATACCAGTAAACAGGTTTCTTCGTGCATAGGCGGTTACATAAATACCCCACGGGTAAAACAAAAATCGGTTTTTACTATCGTTGTATTTATTCAACATTTCTAACTGCTTTTCGCCTGTAAGGTGTTCAACGTCCCACGTTTCACCATCGCACAAAATTTCATCACGCAACGGATTTGTAACACACATACCGTAACAACTATTAAGCATTTCTTTGCTATTCAAATACTCTACTTCTTTACCCTTTACACCTTTTAATTTTGTTTTCATTTCATACAGGTGCAAAATAGATTCTACAAACTCAGTTGGCAAATATTCTTTTCTATAACAAATCATTCGCCCGATTCTTATTTGTTCCCACGTGTAAAACTGTGAAAACACTTTGTAATCTATTTCGGTAATCGTCATACATATTTTCTTTGCGCAAACCAATCGCCCGTTATTCTCGGAAACGTTTTCTTTCACGAAACATTTACTAACAGATATAGGATTTTCGTTTTCTGATTTCGCAAATATGTTTGTTATCTCTACATCGAAAACACAACAAAATTTGCTAGTCATAAACTCAAATTGTTTCATTGACTTTATAGGTACAATAACGCCCGTACTCATTGGAAACTTTTCTGATACCATCACATACGGGTAACTGCTAGTAAAATCATAACTATCTACGTTTTCAATCACTTCATCTGTATATTTTGCATTGGCGTGCGTGAAACCGCCCGAAAACGCCCGTTGTAACATTGCAAATTCTTCCATACCTGTTATATTTAAGTTATGAATCTTATCAATATATTTAAAGTTTGGAATCGTTTTACCTGTTTCGTCAGTTGTTTTAAAGCATACAGAACGGCAATATTTACGCACAAAACCTGTCTTTGTAATCGGTAAACGGGTTATTCCTTTGTAACGTTCCAATAGTTCCTGTATATAACACATTACCACTTTTATATCATTCAGACAATAACCAATTTCTTTTTGTGTCAACTGGGTTTTACTGTGACGTAACAAACTGTAATCCAAATCACCCACCAACTTTTCACATTTGTATGTGTGCAATTGTTCGCCTAATTTCGCCAACGAATAACCCGATAATAAGTAACTGCATCGGAACTCTAAACCAGTTTTTGTTATTCCGTAAATTGGTTTACGTAAATCTAGTGAGAAAACTTTTTCCCATTCCAACAACTCACGGAAAAATTGGAACTCATAAGCCAAATTGTGAACGTATATAATAATTCGTTTCTTTGGGCAAAGTTCCAATATATCCACTATTTCGGATAACATTTGCAAAAATTCGTCCCACGTGCGCCCCATTATGCAAAAACCGTTTATTCCAAATTGCCAAACATACATTAAAGAACACTTTTCCATTTTGGTTTCTTTTCCACCTAATTTCATATAGCGTTCATAACTGTATGTTTCCCCGTCTTCATCACGGTAAAATGATGTAGTTTCAATATCGAAAGATACAGGAACGTTTAAGAACTTTTCGCCCTTATTGTTTCCTGTAAAATTCTTATCGTTCACCGCCAAAGATAAAACCTTTGCAATATCTTTTGGCGTGTAAACTTCTGCATGTAGTTCAAAGGGTTTTTTCTTCATTATAAACCGAATTTTTCAAATTCTTGCAATATCTTTTTCAAAGGTTCGTCCGTTTTGAAATGGTCAACACCGTTAACGTAAGCCTCTGAATTTGGGTCTTTCGCTATTTGTTCTATTGCACCATCTAAAGCGTTTTCAATTTTAACCGCATCATCTTCAATTTGGTCGCTTACATCCCGTGATTCCTGTTCAAGTTCACCCGTGAAATCTTTGTACTGCATTAAATATTGTTCCAAAAATCTTTCATCAGAAACACTTGCAATTTTACCCATCAACTTATCTTGCATCAACTTAAATTCTTTATCGTCTAAGTTGTAAGACTTCTTTAAATGGTTTGAGTACTCACGTGCACCACTTGCCGTTGATGTAGGTTGTTGCAAAAACGAAACCGCTTTAGAATATTCGATTTTTAAATCGTTCCAATCGTGTTTCATTGAAAACTTTGTGAAACCTTTAATATCACCTTTGTTTAACGCAACAACTGCGGGCGAAACGAAACCCGAATTTTCAACATTTTGTATGCGTCGGTTCGCCTGTTGAAACACACGGGCGATTTCTTTGCGCAAATAGCCACGGGATTCTATTGCGTCTAATATTTGCTTATCAACGTGTATTTTTGCCGTTGCTGCAAACGTTCTTTTTGAAAACCCTATCGGATTTAACTTTGCCATAATATCAACACTTTAAATGAAACAAAAACGGGGGCAACAATAAACTAAGTTACTGTTTACCCCCGTGCCGTTATCCACCCTTTACCTACGAAAACTACTTATCTACAAAGGTAATACCGTAACACTTTTTGGCGTGCGATTCATATTCATAAATCGTATAACCAACTTTGTTTGCTTTGATAGCGTCCACCGCATCACTATTTGCGAGAATCTCTCGCACCGTGTCACCTGTGAATTGTGGCAAATTGACAAGACGTTTGCTTTCTGCGTCAATAATTACAGGTGAATCTCCCAACTGCGATTTGTGAACGTACATACCGTTAATAGGGTGTACTACATCACCGCCACCGTCTTTCTCGCTGTTGTAGATGTCGGTCAACTTAACAAATGGAAAATCGGTTGTATCAATACCGAAACTAGTTTTATTAAAAGTACTAGCAAAACTAAAACCTTTTGGCATAACTTTATAACTTATTTAACGTTAAACTTCGTGTTACCTGTGGTGTGAACTACTTAACTTCGTTCACCCCGTTTGCTGCTGCGAACTCATTCAACCACTTCTTAAAGCGGTTCAACTTGATAACCGCCTTATCGTCTTTGGCGACTTCGTTTGAAGTCATTAAAGCGTTAACACTAGTAATGCAGTTAAAAACAGTCTCATTAAAATTCTCATTCATAATTACCTAATTTAATTTGTTAAACTTATATTGTTTCTTAAACACGGTGCAAAGATACGACTTTTCCACGAACCCACCAAATTATTTTTGTTAAAAAGTCTTAAAGAAATAAATTAACTGTTGTTAACACTTCGTTCCACGTGAAACAATTTGTAGCATACCCTCTTATGTTCCACATGAAACACTCATCTGCCACTGTTTCACGTGAAACAATTTGTGACATCATTTTTATGAAAGTTTAACAGTGTTAAAGTTAGTTAAATGTGTTAAATAAACGTAAATGTGACGGTAGGTGTAGCACAACAAAAACCGTGCCA